ACCCCTAGCTACTGCCCCAGTAGGCCCCCCAAAGACTGCTGCCAGTCCCCCTGCCATTGAAGAGGTAATGCGTGCAGATAAAAGTTGTGCCAAAGAATTCCTTAAATAACTAACAAACCGTTTAAGGGAAAGCTCCCCAGTACGGAAAAAATCTGCCAGAAAGTCTGAAAGCCTCTCAAAAGCATGTTGCCAAATAGAAACTACTTGCTGAGCATTTTCCTCATGAGCCTTGACTTCTTGTTTTAAAGCTGAAATCCTCCTGTCCCGCTCTTGCTCAAGCATACGTAAATATGTCTCATATTCCTGAGAAGAAAACAGCCCTTCTTTCGTATAAAAGGCAAGTTCTTCTTTCTTCCTTTTATACCAATCTGCGATCTGTTTTAACTGTCTCTCCTCCTGTGGAAGAATGTCTTTAATAACAGAGTTTCGGAGTGCCTCTAAAGCCTCCGCTTTCTTCCTCTCTATCTGTACAAGTAAAGCTGCCCCTTGCTGCGCACTGATTTGATTTGCTGCAATAAGATCTTTAACCAGCGCTACTTGCTCTTTGTACTGTTTGTTAATAATGTAAAGCTTCTTTGCATGTTCAGGGAGGATTTGCTCAATAAGCTTGCTGTACTCCTTCCGCAGCTTTTTGATCTGATCCTCAGAAACACCCCCGCTGTCAGCTAAGGGCTTAATAAGTCCTCTTCCATAAGGAGCCTCTTTTAGAGATTTCCTGAGCTCCTGCAAATGCTTTTGGTAAGCTTTTTTAAAGTTCTCAACTGCCTTTTGGGCTTTGAAATAATCATCTGTTGCTTTGGTAAAAGCCTGCTCCTGCTCCGAAATCCACTTCCGCACAGCTTGCTTGGTAGTTTCCAAATTTCTAACCTGCTCTGCTGCAAAAGAGGCCCCTGCGTTTTTCATATTGTCTAAAGTAGTAACCCACCGTTGAGACACCCCTCCAATAGCAGAAGATAATTCTCGAACGGATATAACTGCTTCCTCAGAAATGAGCTTCCTTCCAATAAAGGTAGCCCTTGCCATTTCCATAAGACGTGCAACCCAATCCAAAAGAGCCGTAATTTGCTTAGTTGTCCAAGTAAGGATTTTGCTAAGGCTATCTGTAGTAGCCTCAACAACAAAAACCTGAAAAGTGCCTACCAAGTATTTTTTGAGAGCATCAAAAGCAATTTTTATGTTTCCTAAAGTCTTTGCAATAACTACGCCTAGGCCAGCCCAGGCCATTTTAAAATAAGCAATCGACTTTACCCCTACCCCGCCAAGAAAAGTAAGCCATTCAACAGAAAGCTTTAAAAGTTGGGCAAATATGTCAATCAGAGGAGTAAGAACACTACCGCTTTGACCAACATTTAAAATTTCTTTGGAAATTGTATTTAAAACAGCGATGAGAGGGAGGAAGGCTTCTTGTAAGGCTTTGTTAGACTGAATAACGGCAGCCCACGCTGCTTTAATCCTTTGAACGCCTGCTTCAACAGTAAGAATTGCCTCCCCTGTAGTAATTCCGGCCTTCTCAAGGTATTTCATTGCCTCTACAAGAATGTTTACGGTAACCTTTCCCTCCGAAGCTAATTCCTTAACTTGCATTACTGGTTTCCCCATAACCGCCGCCACTGCTTGAGTAAGAATAGGAAGGTTTTCAAAAATAGTTCGTAATTCGTCTCCTTGAAGCCGTCCTGATTGCATTGCCTGGGAAAGCTGAATAATAACAGCACTCATCTCCTGCCCTTCTAACCCAGCCAACCGAAGAGCTCCTACAAATGAACGAACAAACTCAAGAGAGTCCTTAGCAGCATAACCGAATTGAACCATTGCGACCCGTAAACGGGTATAGAGAACCTCTACAGGTTGTAACGAAACCCCATACGCCATCGCCACCTTAGTAAGTTCTCTTAATGCCATTCCAAACTCATTCGCATCCGTTGAAACCCGCCGTAAGCGCATTGAAAGAAGGAAAAGGTTATCCGTAGATTTGCTAATATTGAAAGCAAGTTTTACAACTGCCCCAGAAAGAAGAGTTAAAGCCCCAGCAGCTGCTGTAATAATTGCAGGGAGATGGGCAAGGGAAGCACTAAATGCCCGCAAAGAAGAAAAAAGATTCCTGAACGGGGCGGTTACCCGTGTAACAGACACCATAAAACTATCCATAACCGTCCCAAACCGAACAAATGTTTGAGACGATCGTTTAGCGTTTTTATCTAAATCACGAAAACGGCGATTTAACCCGTCAAGCTCTTTTTCAGCTTGAGCGGTTCTCGCCGTTACGTGAATCCTAAGCGTGGCGTCTGCCATTTAAGCTCCAGCTTAACTATAAATTTACCAAATTCCGCCCACTCTTCTAATGAGAGAAGGTCTTTAGGTAACTGATAACCCGCCCGCAGAAGATAGTAAAGAAAGTGAAAATGTAAGAGAGCCTGCGGAATTGACTCCGCAGGCTTCTTATCGCATTTTTGACAAGCTTTGCCGAAATAAGGTCCTTGGACTTTTTTACAATCTTCTTTATCCTCCTCCGTACAAAGCTTGTCAAGTAAGTCGATTAGCTCACTGACTCCAAAAAAGGGGACTCCGTCTCCGCTGTAACGTTCCCAAATACATTTGAAACTGCTGTACTAATAATGTCCGGAGCATATTCCCAAACCTTATCAACCCACTCAGGATCGTCAGGATCTAGCTCTTGCCCGTTAATAACAAAATCCCCTTTACGAAATCCGGTAAGTACCTTCTTAGCCCATTTCTTTGTTATAGCCTGAAGACATTTCATTTTCATTGAGCCGTCCGGTTTAATACACCGCAACAGATCTGTCCGATACTGTAAACGTTCATCGGGACTCGGAACACGTGCATAAAGCACAAACTCATAACCGAGCCAGTTTACCACAATCTCTACCGTTTGCTGATGAATCTTTGCCAAATCAATCATTGTAACACCTCCTTATTCTTTAAAAGAAAAGTAACCAAGCTTCGTTGTCCTTCGTCCCAGTAGGGGTAAAAGGTAAATTGTAAATAAGTTTGTTATCCCGATCGTCATAACTAACTTCGTCATATACAATACCAGGAAAGGTAATTCCTACTTTATTACCGCGCTCCTGTCCAGCCAAGGCAATAAAAGATAAAGGAACCCCTTCCTTCCACTTAGACCAAGGATCAAACTGTGCTATGTCAGTAGCCATTGGCTTGATGCTGCCATTTGGGTTCCTTCCAGAAATACGGAAACCCTTCCTCCCCGTTGAAGATTGCATACAATCTATAACAGTAATTTCTGCCCCAAGGTTAAAGTCAAAGCTAATCAAACAGTTGTCTGCTGGCATATCCTCTAAAGCTGCATAAACTCCCAAGCATTTGGGAACTTTGGTTAGTTGAAGGTCTGGTGCAGGGTTAGAAGAGTCTGTGGGATCAGTATAAAGCCCCTTAATCTCAAAGCTTATTTGAGGGACATTCTTCACTTCCCAGCTAACAGAAAATGTCCCCAAAACATAATAAAGATACTGATCAATGCCGTCCTGCCAGTAACGTACCGCTGCCGTCGGTATGTTTGCAGTCATTGAAGTAGGACGATAAGCCAACCCAGTCTCTACAGAACCGACAGTCAAGCTAGCTCCACTTTCCTCCCCCGTAAGAGTATCCCCTGCCGAGATCGTTCCTACATCATAAAGAACAATATAAGGGTTGGCGGCAGCAGCTACATAACCAACCGTAGAACCCCCATCAGACACTGCTTCCATAGGCTTAAAAGTCCCCGACCAACTGGAAGCAGAAATAAAAGCTGCTGAGTGTTTTACCATAGCCGCCGCAAGTATAAGAGGTTCGTAGGGTGGAGGAAGAACATTATCCGAGCCATCCACCCCTCCTCCATAAAGCTCCATGCTAAAAGAGAGAGCGAGTCCAATATCAGCCAAATCAGAGGGTTGAGGGCTCCAGTAAGGCAACATCAAATCCGAGCGGTCAATTTTAGTTGCCTCTGGAGTAAGATTAGGCCGAAGTTTTACGAGGAGAGGAATATAAGAAGAGGCTCCCGCCCCAGGAGAGCTTTCTTGCCCCACAAGGATTACGCCAAGCTTTGAAGATTTCATTGCTTATCCTCCTAAAAATCTAAATTAATCGAAATCCGAATTGCTGCTACGTTTTTGTTAAAACTATATGGCTTCACCTGAGAAAGGTAAAGGGTACCTCCATCAATACACTTACCAGACAATTTGAATAAACAATCAAGAAGTGAGCATATTTCTTGTTTTTGATCCTCATTACAAATGAAATCGAAAGAAACAAATAGAGAAAAGTAAATTGATTGTTGTTGCGTCTGCCCACAACTAGTCAAACCCATTGGCTCCTTAAAATCAATCCCATCAAAAGTAATAAGGATGCAGGGCTTTTTGTAAGAAGAGAAAGCAGCTTCTGACTCCAAAAGGATGGTATAAACGGGATAATCTAAACCGCACTCCAATAAAACTTCCGCAACTAAATTTTGTAAGGTGTTGCAAACATCACTTAGCATCTTTCTTGCTCACCGCCTTCCCCTGGTCCGGACTTTCCTCTTTCTTATCTTCCCTCTTTATAGCCTTCAAAACTTTTCTCCTCAACTCTTCAAGTGAGCCATTACGCCACTTTGCTAGGTCTGTAATCGCAAAAGCCATCCTTGTGCTCCTCCTTGTCTTTCTTTTTGTCCTTCTTGTCTTTAAAAAATTTATCTGGAGACTCGTAACCCATCCTCCGAAGAGTCTTATCTGCTCCTGTTTCGTGTACCAAATAATTAAAAAGTTTTCGCTGTAAAAATTCAAGCATCTCGCCCTCCTTCCAAACCCCGACGAAAAACATCAAGTAACTGTCTCACCTCAAAAACAAGTGTGTCATTAGATTGCTTAAGCTCAAGAACGGCTTGTTGAAGTTTATGCAGTTCTTGAGCAATATCCTCTTTAGTTGCTACAACTGATTTAAAGATTTCCATAACTGGTTTAAAAATAAAGCGAAATACCAATAAGATTGCTAAAAGGATTGGCAAAGTCCGAACAAAGATCAGGAGTGCTGATTCGCTTTTTGCCAAAGTTTCGAAGAAAAGGCGGATAACTTCCATTTAAGAGCACCCCTTTTGCGAACGGTAAGTAGTTTTAAAGGTTAGCCCAACATGAAGGACGTTACCATCAAGAATGTGAAAATCAGATTCCCATTCAAAAACAGGATCAATAAAGTCTGCCCAAGCCTTCCCAAATAATTGTTGTTCTAACCGCTCAAGAAGATCAAAGGCTTCTTCTACAGGGGTTTTGATAATGTAAAGATCTTTGCGTACTTCCCTAGTCTTAGGGCGAAAGAAAACTTCAACTGATGCTGTTACAGTATGAATAAAATTCACTGCTTGTTGATCAAGCTCAGTTACATGCTCCTGCTCAACAATATAAAGAGCAGGCACCCTATCTAAAGGAGCTGCTACTACCCCAACATAAACAGGGAAGCCAAGAAATTGGACTTGCTCAGCTATTTTTGCGTAAAACTTTTCTCTCATCTCCACCCTTTAAAAAGTGCTAAAAGTGTTTCCTCTACCTCTTTCCGTAACTTCCTATTTAGGCTTGGAAGTCTTCGATGTATTGCAGAAGAAAACCATTTCCTTGCTGGTATCCGAACTCTGTCTTTAAGAAGGAAATAAAAAATCAAACCTTTCTTTTCATCTTTACGCACAAGAAAAAGTTTTCCCTTAACAACAATTGGAAAAAGGTCTGGTATCTCAGGTGCTGAGTATCTAGCCACCCCAGCAGGCGTTTTGTTAGCCCCTAAAGGGATGGTGAGATATTTAGCCCTTTTTGGCCGGATCACCCCTCCACGCTCATGAATAGGCCCATACTTGGCTGTTGTAAAAAGAATCTCATAATCATCTTTCCCTTTGTGAATAACAAAACGAAATAATGTAGACCTTGCCAAGTGCCCAGTCCGTCTCTTGAGTACCTTTCCCCCTAAATTCCGGTGCACTTGCTCCTCAACATCATGCTTAGCCCAATCAGAAAGAACCTCCCGAAGGTTGAAAGTAACCCACTCACCCTTTGGAAGTCCTTCAATCTTAATCATACTCAACCTCAAGAAGAGTAACAGGGGCATAGTAAACAAAAGGTTCCAAAAGAGCTTTTGCCTCTGGAATTAAATCCCTCTCAAAAGTAGTGATAGAAGCCGAAACATCTGCCCCAGGCCCCCCAGAAATTGATCGAAAACCCAAATGTTGCCTTTTATTATAAATTGCGACTGTTTGAAGTACTAAAGCTTGCAGTAATGAAGGTTCAGAAGCTGCAGAAGGATAGCCGCCCTTGTACTTAACCACGACACTATCCGCACGTAGCTGAATAGAAGCCCCCAAAACTGTGTAATCAGATGGCGATAGCTCAACCTCATCTACCCAAACAGAGATGATCTCCATAAGCGGAGTGTGTCGCAGTTTAATCTGCCTATCAATAACCGGATAAAATTCTGTGTAGATTCCCAAAATAAAATCCCGCCTGCAAAAGCCTTTGGCTTGAAAGTAAGCAGTCTTAGCGCAAGATAAAATGACAGGAAACCCTTCCTCTGTCCCAATTAAATCTTGCGTTCCTGTTATAACTGCCGCCAACCAAGCTTCTGTCATTTGTCCTCTTCCTGCTTTTTAAAGAGATTCCTTTTCTTTTTAGGCCCTAAAGAGATCTTTTTGATTGGAAGACTTGCAAGTTTTTCAGGTGGTCCGTAAACACGTTTAAAATGATTCTTAAAGTACCCCTCCAAAAACACTTTCCTTGCTTTTTCATCCTCAAAAACTACATAATCAAAACGGTTAATAAAAATCCCTTCAGCGCTTACCTTTGCAAGGGATTGGTAAACTTCAAGAGTTTTGCTCATCCGTCCCCTCCTCAATAAAGGTGGGGGATTAGTACAGGCCAATCCCCCACCTTACTTAACTATTCGTTATTAAGAAGCAGTCTTCGCAATTGCAAAGGCGTCAGGAATTGCCACTGCAAAAGCCACCCGCTCAGTAGCACGGAGATAAACAGTGTCAGACACGAAACCAACGTGCTGAGACTGAGCAATGCTAAGCTTTCTACGATCTCCAATGTAAAGCTGAGCAAAATCGCCAAAAGCTATAAAAGGAGTATCGGCTGCAGAAGCAGAAACGTCCGGCATTACGTCGCTCTGAACAATGGGGTAACCCCAAAGCGTAGCAGGTTCTTTATCAGTAGGTTTACGAACGATGTACTGCCCGTTATTGTCCTTCAGGCCGTAAAGGTGATGGATTATGCTACGATGAGCGAGAAAGACTCCGTTCTTAGCCGCAGCAGAAGGTACGAGAGTAATGAGCTTCAACAGATCGTCCGCAGTTACATCCGTAAAGTTATTCCCACTAATTTGATGTACATTTACCCCAGAAGTGTAAAGAACCCCTGCAAAAGGATCACCACTTGAAGGATTCCCCACAAAAGCTACCCTGTCTTCCTCCTGAGCCATCGCCTCCGCAAACAGCTGCATCAACAGGTTGGCAATTGCGATAGAAGAATCCTCCAAAAGCTCAGAAGAAACAGGTACAAGAGCGGCGAGCTTTTTAGCTACCAACGAAACCCTGTCAAGAGAAGGTTTGGTAGTAGGAATGTCCTGAGCTTCGCCTACCCAGTAAACAGTCACGCCACTGACAAGACGGGGAATGCGGAGCTCGTCCTTGCTCATCGGAATGACGGTTCCGAGCTTGCGGGCATCACCATAAGCAGTAATGAGGCGAATAAGAGTAGCCCGAAACTCCTCCGGTACCAGATAACCGCCGTCCTCATCAACACCCTCAGTCATGGTTTTGACGGTTGTCTGATCCCCTACGAAAACTGCGTTTGCAAACTTCAGGAATTTTTGGGCAAGCTCTTCTTGACCCTCCGCAAAAGCCACCCGCTTGTTAACAATAGAAGGTTCCGTCTGTTGAGCCTGCGCCAAAGCACGAAGAAACTGCTTTTCGAGCTTGCGCACTTCCTCCCGCAAGCCCTCAATGTCCTTTTCCTTCTGCTCCACAAAGGTAGTCAACTTTTCATCAAGCTTTTTAAGGATCTCCATAAACTTTTCCATCTTTATACCCTCCTTAAAGTTTCTTTTCTAATTTTGTAGCCAATTCCCATGCTTCTTTAAGAATATCATCTGGCGTGGGACTGGTAGTTTGTTCTTTCTGACCTATATTACAGGTGGAATCGAATTTCTCATCAATTTCGTTTTCCAAAATACGAAGTCTGGTAGTAATAGAAATTTCTAACTCAGCTAGCTGCTTCTTAATATCAAGAACAGATTGTAAAAGTTCTTTGATAGGGTCTTCTTTTTTCCCATCTGTTTGAGAAGTCCCTTTATCATCAGCCTGCTTAGAGTCTTGCTCCAGAGGCCAGCGATCCTCTTCAATTGCCTTAAGCTCCTCCTCTGTATAATCCTTTTTAAATGGGGGAGGTTCTTTGCCTGCATCTTTGTAATGACCGGCTAGGTGATTATAAACAGGTTTTCTGTCCTTATCCGGAATCTTAACTCCCCCACGTGCTCCAAAAAGGGCTGCCATAGCGGCAGTAACCCCTCTCCATACCGCCACAAAATTTCCATCCACTATATCGTGATGAGGGAGTTTATACCCAGAAAAGGCAGTTTTCTTCTCAGGATCAAACCACCCAAATCCTTTAGCAAATTTAGACCAACGGATCTTTTCTTTCTCTCCCGAACCATCCGTCGAAGCCCACCGAGCAAGGTTAGCAATGGCCCTTCTCTTATCCCAGGAAACCTCGGTGTTAATGGGAGTGTGATGCCGAGGCACTGCTCCCTTAACAAAAAGCTCGAGGTTTTCCTTCATTTTTGTAAGGATTCCCTCAGCTTCCTTAACAAGCTCCTCTTCAATAAATTCGCATTCCTTTATATCAAGACCGTATTTACTGGCCAAAGATTCCATTGACCGGCGTATCAGGGCTTGAGGGTTAGCCGGTACGGTCACAGCAGAAACTTCAAGGAGCTCCCACTCAGGGATGATGTTGCGAGGACGTACGGGAAGTTTAGAAAGGTTAATTTTCCGCTTCCTCCCATTTACAGTTACTTCGATAGAAGTAACTTCCTCATCCTCCGGCACACGTATAATAGACTTTGGAATAAAACCAATTGAAACAGCATTCATAAAGCCTTCCTTGTAAAGGTAGGCCGCCCGCTGTCCCTCCGGGGTGCTGGCAAAAACAACCCCGATAATCACCTCATCAGGTGTTACTTTAATATCAACAACCTTCCCAATAGGAAAATCCCGCCAGTTATGACCAAAAAGGAAGACAGGATTCTTCTCAAAGTTTGCAGCGTCGCATCCTTCGCTAATAACTAAATCAAGATCCCTATCAACGACAGAAGAGCTTGCTACGAAATAAAAAATCTGCTGATTATCATCCGCCTGTTTAACTTCTTTCAGATTAGTTTCAAAAAACTTAGTGCTCATTGTCAATACCTCCAGAAAAGACGTCGTAATGATCCTTGATTTGTTTGAGATATATTACTTCCCCATTGAATTTGCAAGTAAACCCCAGCTCCTTAGCAGCCCCTAAAATAGATGTAAGAATAACCCAAACTGTTGGGTGGGAAACTAAATCAAAAGGTACTCCATTAACTTCCCATGCGGACTGGAGGAAGGCTGGCATAACATTTGCCTTTTGCAAAAGACGCTTCATCTTAGTCTTACCACCTTCAGCATGGCGAGTCGTAAACTTTTCAAGATTAACATCGCCTATCTTCTTCTCACCATCAAAAACCTCAATAATCATTACTCGTTCACCTCCTTCAAATCGTCAAATAAAATCACTGCGTAATCAGGTAACTGGCTTGCGCGGTTCCAAAACTCATAAGCATTCTGTGGGTAGAAAAGCAATAAAACATCATCAAGTATATCGGCCCACCTCTCACCAGAATGGGCATTGACCGGTAAAAAGATTGCAGAGTTCATGAAGGTGGAGAAAGATTCCGTCGCCCCAGACGGATAAACGCGAGCGGCATAGAGGCGAGGGAAAAATCCGGAAGTGTAAGGCTTATTTCGCTTTCGTACCCGCTCACGCCAAACCATTCGAGCAATCTCAGCTACCCACTTGACGTTATCTTCAATGGCGTGGCCGAGTTCATGGGTCAATGTACTCAAACAGTCAATTGCCTCAGTAAGTAACTTATCTCTGATAACAATAGATCTAAGCAAGCCCTCTGGAACAAAGTTGTCAATAAAAGAGTAAAGGTCTTCCTTAGTACGGTAACCAAGAAGGTAACCTGCTAATTCACTTGCAATCTCCAAAGTTTTGCTATGATACCTCAAAATGATGGCAGAATAGTTTTCAACAAATGCCCCACTAGGGCGCATTTGCCGCCTTGCAATTCGTACAGAGTTTAAATTATCGACAACCTTCTTTGGAAGAAGTCTCCCCAAAAACTCAGAAAGAAACTCTCGATGCTCTTCAGAAATAGAATACTTTTCCGCTCGTAAAATGCTCAATAAATTATGATTGGGATCTTCCAGCTTGATCTTATGCCTCCTTCGCAAGTCTTCAATTGCTTTCCCAATTGTAGCCATCTCAGGAGATTTTAGAAGTTTAGCAAACTTACCAACCTCTGCACCCAGCTCATCCAAATTAAAGAGCTCTTCGTCAACATAACCCTTAAATTGTTTCAAGCGGTAACTTTTAGCTAACTCCCCTTTAGCCAGTTTGGAAACTATCTCGGCTGCCTTCGCCCTGGTCTCTTCTTTTAAAGGGGAGATGGGTCTTTCAGTAGGTTTTACCCCATAAGGTTTTCCTAAAGGTTCTTGAACCTTAACAGGAACAGTAACGCAACGGCAATTTATAACCTCCCCTGCCGACCCTGTTGGGTCGTGAGGATGTAAAAGCCCGTTTGGGAAAGTCCGCCCTATCTCCCTGATAACCCCGTGCTGGGCTGCATGAGAAGGCCGGACGTGGAGATCCCTCGAAGTAACCCACTTGTGGTGAGTAACCCCGCTTGCTTGGAAAGCTCCATAACGTCCAGTATTTAAAGCAGTCCCTGAAATTGTCCTCGCTACAGTTAGAGACCTTCCCAAGTATTTTTCTTCCAAAATCTTGTAAACGTCTTTCCGAATCTCCATAATCGTATTGTTTTTGTGAAGGTGTGCCGTAACCAAATCAAAGAGAGCCTCCCTTGTTTTGTCCACCGTCCACTTGGTTTTAAAAGCCACCTCTTTAGCAGCTGCCATCGCAAGTTCGTACGAAACAGGGTCAAGAGTATCTAAGAGAGAATCAGGAAGGAATTGTTTATATTCGACCCGATCAAAGTCTTTAATCAAGCCGTAGGCAATTTCTTTTGTGGTGATATAAAAAGAAAAGAGAGTTTGTTTGTTAGAAAGCTCCTCTGCCTCTAAATGCCACAGCTCAGAGTTCTGAATAAAAAGACCGTAATCAAGCTCTCCCAAACGCCGAAGCTGAAGAAGTAATTCTTCAATAGTCCCGTGCAAAAGGGCTTTATAAAAACGGGAGACCTCTGCCTCAAAAGCCACGAAATAATCCCTCAAAATTGAGGCGTAATCCTCATCTGAAAGGGATTTTGAAACTGGTGGGGAAGTGTAAGATTGCTCTAGCTCCTCTTGTAAAGCTTCCCCAGACGTCTCTTGCCCTCCCGCTAAGACTGGCATGTTAAGAATTTCAGCTACCTCTTCCTTAGAATAGCCCAGGTCGAAATAGAGTTTTGCAGCCTGAGCAGCCTTCATAATATCCGGCCTAAGAGCGTCAACCTTGCTAAGATCAAATTCAAACTCCACCTCCACCCCTACATAGGAGAAGTAAGCGTTCAACATCTCCTCTATGAGACGAAGTTTTGGGATCATGGTTTGTTCCCAAAAAATCTTACGTTGCTCCCTTGAGTTTGCATAGTTTGCATATTCATAAATTCCCACCATTGCTGGTGGAACCCCAAAAACTGCGCAGATGTCCTCCCGAGTAAGTTTCTGCCCGTCAATAAAATCCAGATCTTTAGTGGAAGATAAAAGAGGTTTTACTTCTGCATCTGCGTCAATAATAAGGGCAGATTGCCCTGCCTTTACCCCAGAATAAAATTCTTTAAGCTTCCTTTTGATTTCCTTTTCCTGCTCAGGTGTAAGACGGTTCTTGTAAACAATTGCAAGTGGAGATTTGATTCCTGTCTCAAAAAACTCAGCATTCCACGCTGCCATGTTAAACCACTGTTCCAGGGAAAGACGGGCAGCGTGGAGGGGAGATAGTCCCCGATAAGGCATTTGTGGATTGAAATAAACAAAAGGGATGACCTCTCTAAATGTAAGAGCCTCTTGAATGGTCAATGTCCCTGGACGGAAGATTCCCCACCCCAAAAGGGTGCTTTGGTCGTTAGGATCAAAAAGGGGAATGGTTTGCTTAATAGAAATTAGCTTTAGCTTATCCTCATCCAACCACCAGAGGCATCCACCATCTAACTCCAATAAAATGAACGTCCCTTCAAGTAATTTTGCCCAGGTGGGAATTAGAGGAAAAGCCGGCTCTAAAAAACGCTTGACTAAAGAATGCTCCTTAGGGCGGAAGGTGGGAGAAACCCCTGCCGCTGCAGTTGCTATTCGCTGGACACACGCATAAACCCAGGGTAATGAATCATACGCCCTGTCCAATGAAAATTTTCTAAGTTTATCACTAGAAAAAACTGTTCTCAAATCCATAACAGAACCCCTGTTAGTATTATAAGACAAGGGCTCTGTTATGGCACCACTAACTAAAATGTACTAGTTGCCTTACCCTCCCTAACTGCCTTCCGAGCTTGTATAAAAAGCTTTTGAAGGCATGTTTTGCAAAGGTCGGCCCCTTTCAAATAAAGTGAAACCCGTTTGCCTCGAGAACGAAAAAGTAAGGAAGTATAAAGTCGATCCACTTCTCCACCACAAAAGTCGCACTTTATTACAACCTCTCGCATTGCTGACCTCCTTAAATCTCCGATATTGCGCTTTTCATGCAATAATCGGTGTCCCGATAGAGCCAAAAAATCGCCACCACCTTGCAAGCAAGTGTGAAGGAAAGCGGTGGTAAGGTAACAACTGGGAGAAGGATCTCAGTAAGGACGTTATAACCTGCCTTAACAAAGGTAGCGTGTACCAGGAAGCGGATAACTGTTAAAACCAAAACAACCAAAAGCCTGATAACCGGATTCTTAAACATCTTTGAGCGCCTCCTTAATTTGATAAGTTTCTAAAATTTGAAAACGCTTATCTCCCTCTCCGTGAACTCTAACCTTTGCCAACTTCATACCTATGTCGGGAGGGGCGTTGCCCACGCAGTCGGGAGGAAGAAAAGTAAACTCGAAAAGGATGTAACGGTCCTTTTCCTCTAACCGTTTGGCAAATACTAAAAACTCTCCAGAAAAAGGTTCCACATCCGAAGAGGCGGGTATGATTTGGTTTAACGTCAGCTCGGCAAATAAGTTCTCTGAGTAAAAGTCCCGTAAATCCTCTATCAGTTCCCGCAACATCCGAAGGCGTGCAGTAAAACTCTTAACTCTCATCGTTAACCCCCTGACGTTTTTTCCTCTCAATATTGCTGGCAGCTTGGAAAATCGCCTCAATCCTCTCAAAGACGCTCATTCCAGGACGCTGTAGGCGCTTAACTTCCGCTTCCAACTCCTTCAAATAAGGACTGTTCCAAAGGTCGTGAGGCCAGGAAATCTCAATAGGTTGGGCGTATTTCTCCCAGTCAATCTCTAGAGCATCACCCGCCCTCCGATGGGCTTCTTTTGCTTTCATAGGTAACCTCCTTCTCTTTTTGTCTGGTGCCAATAACGGAGAGAAACTCTTCAGCAAAATTTTGGTAAGGTGTGATAATTTCAAAATTGTGGAGCATGACTCTTGTTTTCTCATCAAGCTTGAGCGTGAGTCGGGCGTCCACCACTTCCCCAAAGGAATTTAACAAGATAGAGATGGGGAAGTTTCGGTTAATAAACTTCTCATCTGCCCAAGAAAAGGATGTTCGACGGGCAAAAGGATGGGAATGAGCGCAGACAATAAAGCCTTCCTCCCGTAGAGCTGGCCAGTTCGGAGGCTCTGGAAAGTCCACACTCGTAGGAGAGACCCTCTGAGGTGGGGCGTAGTAAGGGAGGCATACCTCTATCCCATCCTCCTCAGCTGGACGTGCCTTAAACAAGAGGAAAAACTCGTCATTCTTAGCAATAAGCTGAGCTTGCCTACAAATCGCAAGCACCTCAACAGAAACAAATAAAACTGGCTTTACAGTGCTAATTTCCGACTCCCAAATCATACTCATGCACCTCCTTGGAAAATAATGTTTTCTTCCGTATAAAACTCGCCTGCCTGAACCCGCTCCTTCCAAATCTTCTTAGCCTTCTTTGAGGCTTCTAGTGAGACATAACAAGAGTCGAGATTAATAAGAGATAAAGTCTTTGGAAGATCCCGAACTAAAACGGAGATCGGTTGGCCTTTAAGAGTCCCCAGACAGACTCGATTCTCAGAACTAATATTAGGATGATAGGCCCTTTTCACATAAACTGCTTGAGAGCTTTTGAAAACAAAACCCTGGACAAAAAAGGTATCCGGTGGGGCGACTACAAACTTTCCTTTATGCTTAATCACTGTAGCGGTAACTTTGATCGGAAGATAAAGATGTCCTCCATCCCACTCTGGAATGGCCTTATACGTAGAAATAACCTCCAAGGCAGTATTAAAGCCCTCCTCAAATGCTTTCTGGCGGGGATTATCACTCTTAAGCCTGTCAATAGTCTCCTTGAGGATTTTGATCCTCACCTCGTAGGCCCTTTTGATCGTTTCGACCTCATTATGAAGGGCTTGAAGGGCTGCAGCACTAAACTGCTCCATGAAGGCAAACTTGTCAAACTCGGCTTCCACCATAACTTTCTGAACCTTAATAGGGTTAAACTTTGCAAACTCCTCGATAACCTTGAGAAGCTTGCTCTCTGCCCTCCTTTCCGCCACTCCTACAAGGGTTTTGAAGACCTGGGCGAATTCTGGAAATTTCATACGCTTGCCAAGAATATTTGGGAGGACGATGTTTCCAAAAATATCCGCTGCCATAATAGGCTTCCCCTCTGCCCGTGCGACTGCTGTAAAAGAAGAAAAAACCCGTAAAGTAGGAAAGCCTGGAGGGAGTGAAAAAGAGAAGTCCACAAAAATGGGTTCGTGCCCTGAAATGATAAGAGCCTCTATCTCCTGTGCAATCACGACATGTCTTGTTAGCTCGGAAAGATTAACAGATGAATAAGGACTAACCTTAAGCCGGAAACCCAGCTCCTCTATTACTTGAACATCAATCCCATACGTATAATTCAAAACTGCCCTGGTAAACATCAAGCCCCCACAAGAACCTTTGCCAACTCAAAAAGATCGTAGGTAATAACTCTTTCTTCTTTGACTGAGGAAAGGAACGGAGAACAAACAAAAGTAGTAAGGACGTTTGCAATGAATTGTGGAGGACAGAGCCAGGAAGGGATTGTTCGGTAACCCTGGCCGGTGGTGCCCCATACCGAAGACGGCTTCGGGTTTAGGTGGAAGGTGATTTTTGAGCCGTCATACCCCCCTATCAGGTAAACCTTCTCCTGGAGCCAGGCCGGAAGTGGGCTGGTAAGGTCACGGCAGTCGAAGGCCAGCTCAACGTCGAACCTAGGAGCCTTCTCAATAGTACGAGCCCAAAGAAGTAAGTCCGTATCGCTTCTTCGCTCCAGAATCAGTTCTGCCACCGCATCAACTTTGTCCTGGCCTACTTGGGAAAGTTTGAATGGTGTACGGTTAAGGTTGTGCTCTTCAATAACATCAGGATCAACAAGAACAAGTTCCCGCACACCCACCAAAGCTAAGTTTAAAGCCAGCCAGGAACCAACTCCCCCGACCCCGACGACTGCAACGGATCGGGGGATTATAAGGTTTAAAGATTCTTGCCTTTTGTAAATAGACACAGAAAACCTCCCTTTGCCTCGTTATACTCTTCAATAATTACACGCTCCAAAGAGGAGCGGGCGTTAAAGGTATCGGGAGTTAAAAGATTTCCGTCCGCATCCCTCACAATAAATGTAACAATCCCTGCCTCAGCTGCTAACTCCTCAAGTTTTGCTGGAGTTACTTCCCGTTGCTCAAGTTCTCGAACTTGGCCGTTTGGAAGAACGACTGGAAGTTTTTTCATGACTAATTACCTCCTTTAATTTTCGTTGAAAATGTTTCCTATATCCTCTCTAAAAACATGCGCAGCTCTGGCCGAAGCAAGAACGATGGGAAGCTCAATTGTTTTGATAAATTCAAAGATGATGACATAACGTATTCTCCGATTGCTTTGAAGAAAGACACGTTTAAAACCCTCTGCAATCTCTGCCCTAGTCTTCCCATCTGCTAACCCTGCAAAGAGGGTGTGAGCAATGGGATTGGCCATGAATTTTTCAAGGGTAGTAACTACAAGGTCGGAAAAGACCTCAACAGCTGTATTATCGCCTTCCAACAAGGCTTTCGCATTTTCAAGAATAACGAAGAGTTCCTTTCTTTCTTCCATGATTAACCTCCTTTGACGTAATCAATAAAAGCCCGTAGAGCCCGAAGGCCCCACGGGCTTCTGCTTAACTGTCTTCCTTAACCGTGCCATCAGGAAGGATAACTGCTGTCTTCCAGAGCCAACCTTCCCAGCCCTTCTCCTCCGCAGCTTCCTGGACCGCCTGGAGGGCTTCCTTAAAGAGCTGGGCTACGGTCTCCGTCACGGCCACTACATCCTCCCGATCAACACAAACAAAATCATCCTCATCATCTGGAAAGCGCACAGATGACGGGATTTCCTTCCGATCAGGCCAGGAGACAACGTCTGCAGGCACGTTAAAATAGCGAGCCAGCGCTTTCTTAGCCTCTTCAGTCAAGATAGCGAAATCCTGGCCCCTGGCAAAAACATGGCGAACAAATGGAGCCTTAGAACTTGTAGTG